GGGCATTGGTGGCGATGTCGGCGGCACGCCCGAGACCGATCTGCCCGGCGGTCGCCAAATCCAACGTGCCCGGCAGGGCCTTTATCGCTTTGTTGGCTTCGAAACCGGCCATTCCCAAGAATTGCAGGGCGCCGCCAGCCTCGGAAGCAGACCACTCGGTCGTCTCTCCCATCTTCCGGGCCGCCGCACCGAGCCTCTTAGACTCGTCTGCCGTTGCTCGCATAACTCCCGCAACGGTGGTCATGGTCTGCTCAAAGTCGATCCCGGTCTTCGTAATGCTCCTGAAGACGGCTAAGCCGCCCACAGCAAGGCCCAAAGCAGCGAAGGCGCCACCTATTTTGGCTATACTCTTCACGGCGCCAGCGGAGAACTGAGAGAACCTCCCCTGCGCCTGGGCCAGGCCTCTGTTCAATCCCATGTTGTCTACGCCGATATGGGCTGTCAGCGTTCCTATGTTCGCCAACTATTTCTCCTTTTTCTTCCTTCTGACTGGTTTTCTCTTGGCTCCTTTGGCGATCTGTTGCAGAACCTTCTTCATGTCGGCAAGGGACTGCCTCTTAGGCTCTGCGATCTCTGGCTCCTTCGGTATGAAGTCCTCGGGCTTCAACCTGCGGCCCTTCTTACCCATGTTCACGTTAGCGATGGTGGCCGCGATGATCCCCGCGCGAAGGTACTTGGGATATTGACCGAAGGGCTCGATCGCATAATACGCCATCCATTCTGATATCTGCCGGCTGTCCAAAACCCTGAGCAAATAGTCCGGGTGTGGATAACCCAAAACTAAGGTTAATCGGAAGAGGAACTTTCTTCCGGGCCGGCGGATGAGTTTTTTGTTAGCTCCTCCACATCTTGGGGCGTAAACCCGGATAGCCGTTGAGCGACAGAGAATACCCGATCCAGGGCACGGGCGGACTTCTTGCCCAACTCCAATGCGTCCTCGAATGTGAAGAGGCGCTTCCCGCTCTCGTCGACCACAGACATGGCAACTATCTTGGCTCGCAGGTTACGCAGATCCCGTTGACCCTTTCCGGAGATGATTGAGGCCTCCAACTGATCTCTCTCTTTACCCGACATGGTCTGTACCCAAACGGCTCCGCCCCATTCCGGGACTTCCACCTCCTCCTTGCGGATGTCGTCCGCCTGGAGAATCTCATCTTTGGTTAAGATTTTCATTTAAGAACTCCTCTCCTCGGTTATGTGGGAATAGTGATTCCCCCAGTGATTTTGATAGTCACATCCACGGTGACCTTGTCGTCGAATGGGACCGTCATCGGGAGGGCGGTCAGAAGGCCAGTAAACTGTATCGTCGTGGTGTCGGTGTCTGGCAAGACCACCTGGTAGTTGACCGCGCTGTCGTTCTCGAAGTCGGCCAACAGCAGATCGTACTCGGCCCGAACGAAGTTGCAGGTGAAGGTGTATTCGCCACCGTCACGGAAGCTCGCGACGAACTCCCGATATCCCCCCGACGATGACAGGTTGGTGACGTCTATAAAGTCCCTGGTGAGTCCAGGCCCGGTGATATTTAGCACCTCGGCGATAGCCGTAAAGAGTTCCGAGGTGGCGCCATCGCCTCGCTCGAACGTGGCTCCCAATCCAGCAATTGCGTCGCTCATGATAAAACCTCCTTTCAGGTTTTTTTGTAACAAAAAAGCCGACCCGCCACCTACTATGGGTAGGCAGCAAATCGGCGACGTGAAGCACGAATATCCGAATAAGGCTATTCAGTTTTTAGTCACATCTTTTTCTCAAGTCCCTCCATTCTTATACATTTGTCCGGTGCAGGCGGAAGTTGACCGTTAGCAGCGGACGGTGATTGTCGTCATACCCGACAGACAAGACATCCCCAACGGCCCAGATTCCGATATATCTGGCACCGTTGATCGTATGGTCATGCTCTCCGTTCAACGTATCCCGGATGCTCTGGGCAAGTGCTTGGGCGGTTAGATAATCGCCCTTCGCTCCCCGTATACGGACTTGCACTGTCGGTCTCTCATAGACGTAGTCGGCTTCGGGATCGTCTCCCCCGGTGTCGTAAACGCAGACGCACCCGTCAGGCTCGGCGGGCATCTCGCTAACGAACAGATCCGTGGCGAAGGTCAACGCCAGGGACGTCGTCCCCTCCAGAATGTCTTTAACGTCTTCGCTCGGAGAATTCACGTCTTCACCTCTTTATATTCCGCAAGGGGATAAGACCACTTCCGCATTCAGGACAGGGCACGGAGAGGCTCGTTATCTCCTTCAACTGTCCCCGGGAGAAGATTTTCTCGCACTTCCGGCAGTAGAACTTCTCGAAAGAACCGAATGTCAGAGCCGCGGCCATCAGGCTTTCTCTCAGAACATCCAAGCCCGCTGCACAATCTGTAAACACCTTGACGGAGGCAGCCACAAACTCATCAAATTCCTGCGGACTGATTCTGTGCTCGTCGATCGGCAAACTCACATGATCCTCCTGATCCTGACTACCCTCCGGATAATGTTAAGCACGACAGCTTTTTTCTCTTTCATGGCCGTTTCCAGAAACTTCCACTGACCGACGGTATAGTTCTTGTCGATCTCGTGAACGAATACCGCGTAGAAGGCAGTATAGTATATCACCGCCCCAGGGCCTTTGGAGGTATCGTAAGCGTACGACCCTGCCGAGCTTCTGAGGTTGCCCGTTTTCACCGGAGTAATCTCCTGAGATCGTTTCTGTATCGTCAAGGCGGCCTGCCACAAGCCTGATCTGGATCGAGTCCGAATACCGTTAATTTCTCGATTCAGATTCCTAAGCACTGTATCCAATCCTGTTATAGCAACTGGCCTTGCCACGGTAGCCATTACAACCACACCTTTCTCACGTTTCGACTCGCGGACAAGTCGGGAATCTTCTCAAACTTCTTGATCTCATACGCATCGTTCACGATCAGAGGGTTCCCCTCCTCAGCCGATGACAGATCGTCCAGATTGCCCAAAAACAGGTACTCTCCAACAACCACGTCTCTGCCAACAAACACGACCGCATCGGAGCGTCGCTCCTGGCCGCTCGCATCGGCAAACATTTCCTGCTTCTGCTCCCATCTGACATTCAACTCAATCGGCTCATCGAACGTCGCTCCACCCTGCCCATCCTTCACCGGATTCGCCCACAGCACGGCTGTCTGATTCAGCTTGCTCGTCAACAGGTTCATCCTTCCAGTCATGGCGTTATCACCTTCAGACTTGCGGATACCTTCGCCGATGATACCTGAGCAAATATGCCGTGATGCTCCAGGATCATGACCTGCTGCCCGTAAGATGTGTGTTGTAGGCCCAAGCCAGTTTTGCCTTGGAAGGTGGCATCGGCATCTCCGAACTTCTCTTTGGCGACGCGCGGATCCCGGATAGCTACGAAATGGGCCGCCAGCCACTTCACGATCTCCTTCAATAGATCGCTCCCATAGCCCTCGTCACTCAGCAAATCGGTCACCAGTATATCCGCCGCGTTGAGGAAGGGGTTTACCTCCTCCGCGGTCAAGCCAGTATCGATTATCTTTTTGACCTCGTCGTTCGTAGTCCTGGCCATGACAACCTCCTCAAGATTCATCCACCTGAAAGACTCCTCCCTTCCACAAGATGGGGGCTACGAAGTCCTCCACGGCAGTCTTGTCCCAGCGGAGTTCAAGCCTCTCGACAAGTTCCCTTAATTCTTTGAACTTCCCCCGAATCATCCGTCGCGGCCATATCTGCCAGAGATCCAGATCAGCCCGGACCATCTCCCGGAATCGAACCTTATGATTCTGTACCCACCGCGACCATTCCTCCTCGCCCTTGTGCGCCCCCATGAACCCGGTCTTCATGCATGACCGAACGATGTCCTCGTCTTTCCGTCTGACCAAAATCCATTGAGCGTCAGGAAAAACCTTTGCCCAAATAGGCCACATAAGACACAGAAGGGGACTCGCCAGAAACAGCGGCCCTTCCTCGTATCCCTGCCTTTGAAATATCCCCTCCACCCGGCGTCTCCAAGTTGTGATAAAGTTCTTTTCGCTCTGCAACTGTCGGCATCGCTGGATATCAGGTAAGGGAAACTGTCCGGACGGGCTTGCTCCTATACCCCGGAGAAAAGGCCGGATAACCGAGTTTCGAATATCCATGTTCTCGAAGGACCCCCTACCATCGAAGTGGCTGATTTGTGTGGTCAGTCCTCCCCATGCGCCGCAAAGATGCACTACCCCTCCGATGAGCGAAATTCCCGATCTCGCCGCTCCCGTTATGAGAATCGGGGTTTTTAGCACGCCTTTCCCTCTATCTTATAGATTCGCCGCTCCCCCCGCATCCGGTGTCGATACGTACTCAAAACTTGGCCGCCTATCATTCCGTCTACGGCCTCTGGACTGTATGTCTTACCAAACAAAGGTGGCAGGATGATTTCCACGAATAGTACCTTGCGGGTATGGCGGAGGATATCACGTATCTTGTCGGTCAGATGATGATAGGTAGGATCCCATTGGTGCTGAACACTCAGGTAGAGAACGATATCCGAAACCGACGGGCAAGCTTCTATTGACTTTTCAAACCGGACATCCTGCATCTCAATGTGTCGGGCGATAACCTCCCCCTCGATCCGCACCTTGTCATCCGGTTCGACCGCCGTCACAAAAGCCCCAGCTTCACACGCGCGAAAACTGTGGTAACCGTAGTGGCTTCCCACGTCAAGGACGCTCGCTCCTGACCAATTGGCGTGAGGCTCAATAGTCCTCCAGATGAGCTCGCTATCGACCCGCTGATGCGAGAGCCAAGGGAAACCTTGCCACTGATACTTTTCGCGTCCCCAATCTCGAATCTTCTCATCTGACCAGCGTTCGAATACCTCGATCGTGAGCGGCTCCTTTTTCAAATACTCCGGCAACGGGCGTCTGCTGATAAACTCTACGCGGGTTTCAGGCATCTTTGTACCTTCCCACCGCATAGCCCAAGCCCAATGTCCATTGATCTGACAGAGCCAGAAGGTTACGGGCTTTGGCTCTTCGTCCGGCCAGGTTAGGTTCATCGTCTTGGTCGGGTTTGCGCCTGTGATTGAGCCATCCACTTGGACATTGAACGTCGCCACCATGGGGCAACCGAAGGCAGGGCGATATACCTCGCCGAATTGATGCGCCCGTCCGATTCCCTTGACGTATGTGCCGTGCAGAATCATCGTATCAACTTTTTCCATGCTTTAGGTGAAAGGCTACGGCCCGACCGACGAAACGAAAGCGGACACCCCGAGCCTGCAGTCTGCGAGCCAGATCGTCGTCGGCGGAGCAGGTTATGTGCTCGTTGTACCCTCCCACCGCGTTGAAATCCTTCTTGTGAATTGCCCCCAGGAATATGAGAGGTGCGGGTCGTTCCAGTCCACAATAAAGAGCGATACGTTCCTTCCCCAAGAGGGGAATCTTTATAGCTCCACCCTTGTCTAAATGTTTACAAAGTTCGAAGTTTCCTGGAAATACATAGCTACCTTCTTTAATCTTCTTTTGTAGAACTTCCATTTGCTCCGGGGTTCCGTGATGCACCCGGGCCAGTGCGACCCGCCCCGGCCGACATACCTCCATGAGGGGCTCGACGCAATCGGTGAGGTGGCATATCTCCCCGCACTGCTCGATCGTCACATCGGTCTGCACCTGCTTGTGTCCGAAGTTGATAACAGATGCTGGATTCCTTCTATACCTCCCCTCTGGTCTTTGCAGACGAAAGACCCGAAATGCCGCGAATCGACTGTCCGGGGAGAATACCGCCCCAGTGAGATAGAACTCCCTCCCTTTTGGGGTGAGGACTGGCCGACCGAGGCGCTCTCCGTCAAAAGGCCAATAGGCGGGATCTCGCAGCATGTCGACCGTCCCGTCTGACGAGGCATCATCCACTATCGTCACATCCACGCCGACGTATTTTTTTGCTCGTATGGACAGGAGAGCACTTTTCAGCTGCTCCAATCGATTCCGGGTCGTCATAAGTATGGTCGGTTCACTCACAATACCACCTTTTCCTTCACGAACTTCCGCCATGCCTCTGGGGGCATGCCGTCCTCGCCGTACTGTTTCACCATCTCGAACGTCCTCGCCATCCCGTCGATCAGTTCCACCCGGGGATTCCATCCAAGGCTCCTTAATCTCTCAACGTTCAGGCGTTTGACAAGGGTCTGGTTCCGCGGGGGATCGATCTCTCGGATCAGTTCCGACGAGACTCCCGCCATTGAACAGGCCATCCTGGCCACGTCGACCATCGCCACCTCGTTGTCATCCCTGCCCACAGTCCAGACGCCCGACCCTCCGCCCTCAACGATCATCCTCGTTCCCGTCGTCAAATCTCCGATCCAGCAGAGACAGCGATGTCCGCCGCGATGCACGGTCATGGTCTTTTGGCGGTGGGCTTGCCAAAGGAAAGTGATAATGGCTGCCCGTCCCCATCCAGCTGGCAATCCCGGCCCATAGGGCATAGAGAAACGAATTATCTGCAAATCCTTCCCAGCATACAACTGCGCAGCCTCCTCCCCCCACCGCTTCGACAGACCGTAAAGATTGTGGGGAAGGACTCCATGCTCTTTCTCGTTGACAGTCCGTTCCCCGTTGTCCCCAAAGGCCTCGCTCGTCGATCCGTACACTAACCGGGTTCCATATTTGGCGCAGGCCTGGGCGACATGTATCGTAGCGACTGCATTGGCATCGACCGTCGCTTGAGGATCCTCCTCCCCGAATAACCGCCCGATTTTGGCAGCCAAATGTATGAGCACATCCGGCTTGTGATTTTTGACAAACCAGTCAGCGACACCGGGCCTGATCAAATCCCCATCCTCGCGATCCACCCCAATCACATCGTGGTTAGCGGCCCGCAACTCCTTCGACAGATATGTGCCTATGAATCCAGCCGCTCCAGTTACCAATATCTTCATCTATTTTTTCCCCCACCTCGACCCCCACCACGGCCATGCCCTGGCCCACCGGATGGACAAGACCCGGTTTTTCTACCAGATCTTTGTCCTCCACTCCTACCCCTACCACCGCCACCGCCGTCTCGCGGCCGCGGTTGTCCTCGTGGATTCGTTCTGCTTGTCGCCATGTTATTACTCCTTTCGGGTTTGACTAAATGTAGATTCACGCTCGTCTTTCAGATCACTCCAGTGTGTCAGCATCCACTCAGGACGAGGTTCGACCTCACGGGGCCGGGGTAGACCATGAAAACACACAATGCTGGCATCGTCTGGAAGTTTGCCCGTTCTCTGGACATCTACCTTGTAACTGTACAGGCCCGGCTGCACGTCTTGAGCCATGACAGCTGATACCTGTGGGTGGTTCCGCAGGAAGATCCTCAACCAATCTTGATCACCCTGAAAGCGAACGCCCTTGGCCCGCATGCTTATCACTCGGCCGCCTCTGTGCCAGCTTGCCTTGGCCGCGTAGTTATCCCGAAAGTCTTGTAAGATCAAGCCCATATCCGAACGCCAGCCCAATATCCCCGACGACTGCCTCCTACTGTAGAAGTCCCTCAGCACCAGCAACGCATCGTCGTCGGCCTGCACGACCCAATCAGCCAGGGTGTCGATCGAACCCGTGATGATCGTGTCCAAATCAAAGTAGAGTACTGGCCCCAGGAGTTTGAACATCTCCATCTTGGCCCACCAACCGGGCCAACCCGCTCGCAGCTGTCTGACCCAATGGATGGCGGTTGATTGCAAAGACTGAGACGGAGCGTTGGTCAAACAGACGAAACGATAAGGCACAGTCAGGTTGCGCTGCACCGCAGCGGCCAGCCGCTTCACGTAGGCCGCATCGTAAGCGCCGCCTGTGACGTAGACCGAAGCGATCGTCAACATAGCACCTCATCCAAGCTAAGTTTTGGAAAAACGTCGAGCGCACTGTCCGGCGTCGCGTTGACGCACTCCACGTTCTGTCGGTTCAGGTCTTTGGCTATCCCGTCAAAGGGCTTCAAGAACCGGGAATAGGGGTTGAACTGAAACTTCTTTGGTACGCCATAGTCGTCGTGCCAGTTGGTCTTCCCGTCCACCTTCCGCATGTCGAAACCGAGAAGCACGATTCTCTTCACCCCAAAATGGCGCGCCAAGCCGATTGCACACGCCCCCGAACTGATATTCCACACCAGGATTCCGGGATCCCGCGAGATTCCTCCGGCTGGCTGTACTCGCCTTTTGACCACCTTGATCCAGGGTTTGTCAAGGTGCTCTTCGCGGGTCGTAACCTTGAGGCCCGCGAACTTAAGAATCCCCTGCTTGATTCCGTGATTTTTCAGCCACCGGGGATCTCCGAAGAACATCACGTCGATCCAATCGGCAAGCTTGAAGGCGTTGTTGACGGCTATGACCCGATGTCCCTTCAGGCGCGACATATCCACGTCCTTGAGGCTCGGCCCTCCGCCGAGAATGAAGCACTCCCCGCCAGGCCACAGGCGCGGGACTCTCCACAGCCGGCTATCCCTTGGCATCGCTTTTCTTTCCTCCCCCTTTTTCAGTACCCCCTTTCGACTCAACTGTCTCCTTCTTGTCGTCGGGCGGCGCGGGTGGTGCTACCGGCGATACTGGCATCAGGGAGCCTACCATCTGGGCAGCCTCTTTAGGAGTTAAGGGCTCATCGTTGATTTTGTTCCCTGTGACCTCGTTGATCACATCGCACTTCCCGTCCTCCCTGTGTTTGACCACCAAGCCCACCTTAGGGGAAGGCTCCGGAGGGGGAGGCTCAAGCGCGTCGAACTTGCGCTCGAGTATCCCCCCGATGTCCTCCGGCTCGCACCGGACTTCGTCGCCCGGATGAAGGGTAATATTCTTGCCGTCCAGCTTCATCGAGTGCGGCCCCACCCCTTTCTTCATTCGATATAGCATATTCTTCTCCTTGTCAAAGGGACATTGGTATGTGTACCAGTCCCGATTATCGCTTACGACAGAAGAACGATCCCAGAGTTGTTGTTCTTGTCAGAACGGATCTGTGGGACCATGATCGCCAGCACTTTGAAGTGAAAGACCATCCCGCCCTCGCTCTCCCACTCGACGGTCGTCGGCTGAAGACCGATCACCATCCTGACCGTATCCTCCTGAAGCTCGACCAACAGCACGTTGTCGTCCGCCAGATAGTCGGCTATCTTCACGTCCTCGATCCCCTCGATCATCTTGATGCGATCTCGGATGGTGACATTCGGGTAGCTGGTGCTGTAGTCATTGTCCATGACCGTCTCGTAGTTCCCCGGCACGTACAGGATCCACGGGCCGTGATGCTTGGCGGTGATGGACTTCTGCTTCATCTCCCGGACCTGCCCCACGATGTCACTTCCGGGATGGCCTGAGCTCACGTCCCAGTTGGTCCCGAGGGTAACCGAGTTGATATCCGGGTGGTCG